GGTTGAGGCCGTGCGGATGAGCCCAAGTTTGTTGCTTGGGTTCTATCATCACAAGATGATGAAGGGGGTCAAGACACCTTCTTTTTTTATAGGCTAATTACCTATAAAAATTCTCAGGTAGAGAACCTAATAATTATGAGAAATTCAATGACGTGATCCAGGATCCTCGGTTTCCTCAAGATTTCTCCGGTCAACAAACAATGACAACACTTCACAAAGATGGAGTTGTTCCGTATGTCATTAGTTGATATCTTAACTTTCCGTGTTGCCCTTCAAACTGAGGAGAAGGGAAGTAGGTTAGTTAAGATAACGGAGAAACCTCAAGACCGAGTCCTCTCTGGTCCTACCGGTGAGAATGTCAACCGCAACCTCGAAAGAGGAAGGGTCCCATGTCGCCGGGTGGATAGGAGATGGATTCGCGTATTGAGTCTGCTCAATAAAGTTGTTGGGTGACTCCTTTTCTCTTTACTAGAGAGAAGTGATCTAACGAAGGCCGATTTTCAAGGTTATTTAAATTATTTGTCTCATTTAGTTGAAACAAATGATCTCCGTTTTATGATAAGTTATCATAAAAAGGTTAGGGTTTGTGTTCTAAATTACCTATCTGGTAATCCTGAACGCCCCCTGGGTATATCCTTGAGTCGAGCTCCTGATCTTCTTCCTATAGCCTTAGGAAACTCGTTATTAAATAAAATTCGGAAATCTTCTTTAGACCATGTAGGTCTAAGGTTGATCATGACCCTTTTATTTTTTACACGAGCTTTCAAAGGAACAAGTGAACCTAATTTGGATTCGATAACTGCCCCCTGTTCTAAGGGACCAGTGGTTATTGATCCAATTATTATTAACTTATTCTGAAAGGCGTTAGGAAGATCTCACGTTGGAGAAGAGATTCCGCGAGCTTTAAGATTTAGATCTTTCCATTTAACTACAAGAACAGGACCATCAGGTCATGCCCTGCTCTCTTGGTATAATGATTATAGGAACCTTCCGAAAGGTTTGGTTTCTAGTATCAAGATACTGGGAGGTGCAGTTATGGAAAGAAGTCTATATCCTCTTAGCTTACGAATGAATGAGGAAATCCTGTCTGAAATATGATTAGGAGTTCTATCTAAGTATAAGCGTCTGAAGTATAAACATTCCTTTAGAAGGATAGTTCATTTTCCAGACAAAGAGGAAAAGGTTCGAGTTATCGCTATAGGAGATTACTACTCCCAAGCGGTTCTTCGGCCTCTTCATCTCTACTTATTTAGAATTCTTAAAAGTATTCCACAGGACTGTACTTTTGATCAAGGTTCCTTTATCCAGAAATTAGAACTTAATAAGGATGGGGAATCGTTCCATAGTATAGATTTATCTAATGCTACAGATCGGTTTCCTATCAATATCATTTCCCAAGTTCTGAGAGGACACTTAACCGACTCTTATGTAGACGCGTGACAGGATATCATGGTCGGGTACCCGTTTGATGTTTCCCACAAACCTAACCTTAAGGTTAAGTATAGTGTTGGAAACCCAATGGGCTTTTACTCGTCATGAGCATCCTTTGCTGTAGCCCATCACTTTATTGTTTTTTGAGCATGTTACAATGTTGGTGTTTCTTTTAAGAAACTTCAATATGTACTTCTCGGAGATGATATTGTGATTAGGCATACAGCTGTTGCGAATGAGTATAAGAGGTTGATAAGTACTTTAGGTGTTGAGTATTCTATTCAGAAAACTCATACATCTAAAACCTTTCTGGAGTTTGCCAAACGGTATTTTTTAGGTCCCGTCGAAATAACTCCTTTTCCCTTTTCTGCTCTTCGTGAGATGAGCAAAAGAGGTTCCTTATTAGCTAGTCTCCTTTTTGAGACAGTTGATAGGGCTTGGAGTTATCGACGTGATCTTGACCAAATGGTACAGGACTGGTATGGTCGTTTCCATCATATTCCGAGACGTGTGTCTGGGAGTATAAGAAGAAACGCCCGTATTACGATAGAGGTCTTGAAATATATTAGAGGGTTGACCTCTCCTGGAGAGCTTTGTAATAACTTAGCTCTTTCGGAATTTAGGTTACCTACATCGTTTGATGATATTTCCCTTATGGGAATCTCTAATATACTACTTGACCTCTACCGCCAATCATTAGCCCCAGGTAAGGGAGAGGCCCTGGGTACGTCAGCTTGGAAGTTTTATCTTGGGTTAGGCCTTAGTGATCAGGATTTCTTAGGAGAAGAAGATTATACTGATTACATGGCCTCAGCTCCTTTTCGTTCATGTAAGAAATATTCTCCTGATGGAAAATCTTTCATAACATTGTATGAGAGGGAGTTTGAAACCCCTTTAGATGATCCTTCTATTAAAGCTGATCTAATGGCTGGAAGAGTCCTGAAGGGATCCTTATTTCAATCTCCTATCTTTGATGTCTTTCTGTCTTTAGCATCTGACCGAGAGAAAGCTTTTTTGCTTTCTCAAGGTCCTGTCCATTTTAAAATGTGACCTAAGATGTTAAAGTCAGCCGGAATCCCAAAGAATGATAGTATATTTACTGCAGATGACCCTCGTACTGTAGTATTATCCTGTTCACGTTTTGGAAGGAAGGTGAAAGACTGATTAGAAGGAACTCTAAAATGAGATCCTCCTAATAGGAAGAAGAAAAGGATTTCGATTCCCAAATCGTCCCTTTGTTAAAGCTCCCTCTTTAAGAGTGGACCTGGTTTAACTACCAGGCCTCAGCTGGG